GCATCTAAGACAAGAAGTAAATCATGGTGCTAATGGTACACAAGGCTATGTAATTAAAAAAGGTATTAACAAAGGTAAAGTTGTTAAATAATTTTATGGAGATAAGTATGAATTATTATTTTACAGGTGGCATTATTATAGCTTTTATTATTTTAACAATGATTGTGAGTCCAATATGAGTAGAAAAACTAATACCATGTTAGAAGTAAATAAGGATTTAAATTATGTGGTTTAATTTATTAGGAATGGCAGTAAAAACTGGTGCTGAGGTTTATAAGAATAGACAAGAAACTAAAAAATTAGAATCTTTAGCTGAGAAAAATCATATGGCTAAGATGGCTTCAGGAGAAATAAATTATCAAAAAGCTGTAATGACCAATCAAAATCAAGGTTGGAAAGATGAACTAGTTTTGATAATAGTAGTTCTACCTATAGTAGTATTAGCATGGTCTGTATTTAGTGGTGATCCTCAAGCAAAAGAAAAATTAGATTTATTTTTTCAATACTTTAATAACTTTCCAGAGTTTTATAAATGGTTAGTTCTTGGAATATTTGGTAGTATATATGGTCTAAAACCAGGTATGGATTTATTTAAAAAGAAATAATGTCTGACAACTTAGAATTGTTAAACGAATATAAAGAACAGGTCAGAATACTTAAGCAAGAGATTGCTGAGTTGCAAGACGCTGGTAAATCTAAAGATAGTGCTAATAAAAGGTGCTTACAAAAACTAGAACATATTAGTATTGATTTAGAAGATGCTAATAAAAAAATTAAAGAATTAAAAGAAACTAACAAAATAATGCTTGAACATCCTTAATGAAATTTTTATTAGTAATAACTATCTGCTCATCTAGTTTAGGAATTTGTATAAACCCTCAACCAATGGGACAGTTTGATAGTTGGTATGAATGTTCTAATCAAGGTTATTCTCTTGCTTATGATTTTAATAAATCTATGGGTAAAGATAGAGTAAACGAAGAAAAGACTATTGTTAATTTTTCTTGCCAAAAACTTGATTCAATTTAATGTGGTGTGTCATATGGAAAAAAGAAGGTAGTTTATATCAAATTTTTACCAATCTTATATTTGATTCTGAGAAAAATGCTTTAGAGTTTATAAATAAACAAAAGTCTATGCGTAAAAAACATGATTGCAGAGCAGTTAAATATGATTATAAATATTTTAATGGAGTAACCGAAAATGAAATTGACAGATAATTTTACATTACAAGAGATGATACAATCTCAAACTGCTTTAAGAAATGGCATAGATAATACGCCAAGCTCAGAGCATATAGAGAACTTAAAATTATTATGTGAACATATTCTACAACCTTTAAGAGATGATTATAATTTACCTTTAGTAATTACCTCTGGTTATAGATCAAAAAAATTAGCAGGATTAGTTGGCTCTAAAATTACCTCACAACATTGTTCTGGTTGTGCAGCAGATTTTACTATTCCAGGCGTTGATAATAAAAAAGTATTTAAACACATCATAGAAAATTTACCTTTTGACCAAGCAATTCTTGAATATTATACTGAAGATAATGGTGGATGGATTCATGTTTCTTATGTGCCAAATGGCAGGGGACAAGCACTAACTAAAGATAAAGAAGGTTATAAAACATGGCAATAGATAAAGCTAAAATGAAATGTAATTCACCTAAAAGACAAATATCAGGTGGTAAGAAATTTGTAGTTAAAGCTTGTAAGGGTGGTAAAGAAAAGATTATTAGATATGGTGATGCCAATATGACTATAAAGAAAAACATTCCTGCAAGACGAAAATCTTTTAGAGCTAGACATAAATGCGAAACTGCTAAAGATGTATTTAGTGCTAGATATTGGAGCTGTAAAAAGTGGTAAAAAAATTCTTGATAAAAAGTATAGTTAAGTTAAGAATGCTATATGCCGATTTAAGAGGTCATCATGGTAAAAGATGGAACTATGAGCCTAGTGAATGGTATATGGGTAAACATAAAAGGAGAAAATAATATGCCAATGGTTAATGGAAAAAAATACCCTTACACTAAAAAAGGTAAGGCAGCTGCTAAAAAAGCTAAAATGAAAAAATATAAGAAAAAGAAATAATGAAAAAAGGTTATCACAAAACTAAAGATGGTCGTACAGTTAAAAAAGGATTGTACTACTATATGAATAAGAAAAAAAAGTCTGGTAAAAGTAAGCCAGGTAAAGGAACAGTTTCTGATAAAGCATTAAGAAAAGCAAAGAAGACTGCTAAAAAATAATTGTTATTAGGTGTAGTTGCTAGTCAACTGGGTATGATGGAGGGGTAAACAATATTCGTATGTCTAAAACTTGGGTAAGAAAAGAAAAGATAGCTGATGTGGGTAAGTGTAGATATTGTAAAGAAGATATGATTTCTACTGATTCATTTGTAGCTTTCGCTAATTACACTAAAGCTCATTATAAATGTATGAAAGAAGATGATCTTAAACCTAAATCAAAGTTTGATTGGTAATCAATATCCCCAAAATTTCTTAGCATTATTTAAATAATCTTCATTAGCATCATTGTTCCAAAACATATGTGTAAAGTCTGGTTGAATATAATCTTTAAGAACATTTGGATCATTACTAATCTTCATTAAGTTTTGCCTAACCTTAGCTCTTTGAATTATTCTAGGTATTCTTTTTTTAATATTCTCAGGCTTTAGTTCATCACAATTATCTGCATGATAGACTCTAAATTCTTTCTCATTTACATAACAAAGATAAATTGGCAATTCAAATACTGACCAATAGAAATCTACTTGTAGTAAATTATGGGGTGAAGGTCTGTCAGGTAGTTTACCTGGAAACCAAGACCTAGTGCCATCTTTTTTAACAATACCCCTTCTTGGCATTTTACATTTATCTTCAATAATAACATTATCCCCTTTTAAATCTATGTAGCCATGAACAGGAATATTGATACCATCAAACCATTTAAAAGCTTCTACCTCTGGTTTACATTTATCATAACCAGGAATAGTTTGGTGAGCCTTATGACAGTTATCAATCATTAAAGGTACTATGCTTTTATAGTAACTTAATTTCTCTTGGTCATCAGGTGTAAGTGCAACTAGTTTATCTAGCTTATCTTTTACAGGAACAAACATTATAAGCTACCTTCCATTTTATCTATGGCTTCCTCAAAAGCTTTATTAAAATTATCTGCTTCTGTTGGTTTGTCTGCAAATTTAGTATCTTGTAAAAAATAAGATATAGGTTTTTTTAAATACTGACTAATTTCAAATAATCGTATTAATGGTATTCGGTTTTCCCCTTTTTCATATTTTTGAATTTGTTGAAACGTAGTATTTATTGCTTTAGCAACTTTAGTTTGAGTAATTAAAAATTGCTTACCAGTAAATTGATTGACATTAGTTTTTCTAGCTTCTTTTATTTTTTTACCAATAGCTCTGTAAAACTCTATATCTCTCTTAAATACATTTGGTTTGTCTTCTTTCATTTTGTTTCCTTCCTTTAATTTAGAGTATAAAATCCCTAAGTAGTTTATGCAACTTTTTGTATATGCTAATTAAGCATATAAAAATCTAGCGTCTTTATTCTCAGCTTCAACTATTCTTCTATATGTTTTAATATAGTTTTTCATAGCATCTAGAGTATGAACACATTGTCTTCTGTTCTTACCATTCATTATTTCTTTATGGTTTTTCTCTAGTTTTTGATAAAGCCTAATATTGCTATTACTTAGAGCCATCATTCTCCTCATTGACTATTTTTATATTTGCCTTCAAAAGTTTGCTGTCAATGATATTTACTTTTGCAAACTCAGTAGGCATTCTTTGATCATGTGCTTTTTTAGTTGCTTCTTCAACTGTTGCACCATCAAAAAATTCTTCAAAATCAGCTGCTACCTCTAAACTAGATGTCTTTAAAACTTTAATCATTTAAAACCACATTTCTGCTATAACCTGCATAATCTCTTTTAAGTTCTTGTCGTTCCTCTAGTTTATCAATTAGTACACTAACTGAATTTTTACTCTTATATCCCATCTCACTAGCCATTTCTAAAAAGGTTGGCATATATCCATGTTTTGTACTATAATTTTTAATGAAATGCAATAGCTTCAGCATTTTTGGAGTCATAGGTCTTTTACCTCTTTGTTTTGTTTTCATCTACTACCAACCTTCTCAATAATTCTGTGTACCCATTAATATCATCAAATGAATCAGCTTTATATTTATCTGATTGCATAACTCTCCAACATTTTAAAAAAATCATAAATAAACCAAAGAACTTTAAAGGAACTTTAACTGTTTTATTATTATGAATTGTTAAATATTTCTCCATCATACCAACCATTGCATAACTAGTATGGTCAAAATGACCATAATCACCTTGTTTTTCATGTAATAATTTATCTAAATTATTCATAAATTTTATATTGTTATCTGACATAATTTCCTTCTGTATCTTTGCACCAATGAGCTGCTACTTGTTTATTTTTGTATCTAACACCTATTGGCAAATAATCTATTGTTGTAACTTTTTTTAATCTATCTTGGCAAGTTGTAGAGGAACTACCAAAAGGAACTGTAACTTTTTCAATAGTCCCATCTACAAAAAACATAAACAGAAAGATAAATTTCACTAATTAAAATGGAATTTCTTTACTCTCTGCTTTAGGTTGCTTAGGTTTATATTCATTCTTATAACCAGAAAGAATAGTACCTGCATCATTTAACCAACCGATTAAACCTTTTTGACCACCTGCTTCAGGATAATTCATCTCACCAGTAAACTTGTCATCACCTTTAAAGATAACTCCAACTTGTGCAAATACTTTTACAAATCTAGTATTACCATCTTTGGATTGACCTTTTACTCCTAAGATTGTTCCTTTGTTACCATTGTCTAATGTAACATTTCCTGAAAAATCTAATTTAATAGCTCTTTCATTACTTGCATCAAATGGGAATAACACCCAATCCTTTTGCTTAGCACTACCATTGTTCTCTGTTGACATTGTTTTGTCCTCCATTAGTTTTTATTGTTTGTTGTTGTTTTTTAAATAATTCTTCAATTTCTTCTGAATCATTATTGTTTTTTTTCCAATTGGAATACAAAGCTGTCAACTTAGTTTCAGTTGTTTGCTTCTTTATTTGATCCTTAATTGAAATTGTTTTAGTTGTGCTTTGAGTATTTGTGTTTTGATTATTCAAAGCATTAACTAATTCTTCTGCACTAGCATATTCTGAACCAGATAATCCAAATGCTGCCAAACATCTTCCAAGAGCTGAACTAGAACAATTTTCTAAAGCACTTGTTTTATTGATGAATGAACTATTTCTAAACTCCTCTGCTGTACCTACTGCATAAATTGTATCTGATATATAAAGCTCAGTTTTAACAATTACTCTTTCGACATCATGGAATAATACTTCTTCATTGAATCTAGCTTCTGGAAAATATTGTAATAAATGTTTATGTCTTTCATTTACTGTAGAATATTTCTTTCCTTTAATATTTACAGTTGGAATGTTTATTAAATTCTCTAAACACTCCTTACGTCTTTCTTTAAAGCCGCCTTTACTTTTTTCTTCTGCTACTGTCTTTTTTACTGTCGTCATTTTTCTTGTTTCCTTCCTTTAGTTTTTTATTTTCTTCTATTTGTTGTTGATCTTTTAAAACTTTTAATTCTAAATAGCTTTTATTCTTAGCCATCATTCTTTCTTCTAGTTGTTTTAATTCTACTTTTTTTCTAAGCTCAGTTATTTCTTCATCTCTTTTTAAAAGTAAATCTTTATAGCTTTTAACTTCTTGCTCAAACCCTCTGATCCTTGTTTGCATTTTAGCAAGTTCCATCATTATCTTATCTGACATTATTTTTTACCTTTCATTACTTCTTCTAGTGTTAAATTATGAACAATCATATCTTGAACTGCCTGACCTACAATTCCTCCTATATCCATATTTAAATTACCTAATAAAGCTTTTCTTTCTGCTGCTGTTAGAATTACATAATCATTAAACCATAAATCTAAACTTTTATTAAGCTGACTTGGACTCATGTGGTCTGCTGTAAAACAACCCCCTTCTTCTTTCTTAGTCCATTCTTTTCCAATTGTTTTTAACATTTGTTCCTTTCTATTTTATGTACGAATATTGTCAATAAATAATACAAAATTAATTCCCCTAATAGTTTTATAAATCATTTATATTATATAATTCTTTTATATCCACTTTGTAAACTGCAGGTCTATTGTTGTAACCAAAGTTTGTTAATCGTTCTGGCATATCTTGTGTAAAAGGAAACCAACCTAATATTGAAAATTCAAAATTACTTTCATGTATAATTAAAATATATTTTCCTTTTTTCTCTCCAGGTCTTATTATTAAAAAATTATAATCTTTCTTTTCTTGGGTTCTTATTTCAATATTACCTTGAAAGTCTGAGTCTGTATATCTCTCTAAATTATCAGTATAAGAACCATTATAAAATTTATTAAATGCTTTGGCGTAAGCTACCTCACCTAAAGCACCTAAGAAAGAATCTGCTATTTGTTTTCTGTAATCTCCTTGATAACCATAGGAGAAACCTTTTCCCATTTTAAGATTGCCAATAAATCTTTTAGATGCCACACTAAGAGCCATCTCAACTTCATTTGATTCTAATTTAACTTTCATTATTTGATCCTTTTATTAGTTGTTTTAATATAGTTGTTGAAGGGTTAAAATCGTAATCACTAAATGAGCAGTTTGATAATAATATAAATATTATTAAGTATTTCATTTATTACCCCATTGATCCGCCATAGCTTTAGCTACACCTAGAAAGGTTTTACTTCTTATTATACTTCTTTCTTTAGGAGATAATCCCCATGCCTTAACAAACCATGTTGCCATTGTTTTACCACTTTTAAATTTAGTTCTTTCCGGTGGTTCAACAACATTAGTATGTTCAAGTTTTGGTAAACCCTTTAACCATAAACAAGTTTTTTTTTCAAAAGCATCTCCAAAGTGATAAGGGTGAAATATTTGATCTGGTTTTCTCCA